GTGGGATTCTTGATCTGCCTGAACGGTATGAGAATCGCGATGTAAAGTATAAGCATGTTGTTCATGCCGAAATGAATGTAATCTACAATGCAACGTTTAATGGTGTTTCTCTTGATGGTGCTTCTCTTTTTGTATACGGTCTCCCAGTGTGCAACGAATGCGCAAAAGGAATTATACAAGTTGGAATACAACGTGTAGTAATCTATACCGATGATGTTGTTCCAGCAATCTGGACAGAAGCATTTGAGTTATCATGGAATATGTTTAAAGAAGCCGGAGTAAAAGCAACGTGGGTTCAAACATAATCGTAGTTGGGATGTGTCCATCCGATAAGCCAACACTTGGCATGAAACGAAATGCAACGTTTCGTAATCTAGAATCATGGATGGATCGCCTAAATATACGTCATTTTTCTTTCATAAATACGTTTGACTTTCCAGGAAAAGCTCAACTGAAGAATGTAGACTTTGACTCGCTAGAAAAAGCATGCAAAGGTTATAATAAGGTTTTAGCTCTTGGAAATTTTGCATCCACTGCTTTGTGTAAGATCGATGTGTATCACTATGTTTTACCACATCCTTCTCCTTTGAATAGGAATCTAAATCACAAGTGGTGGGTTGATCTGGTAATAGAAGATTGTAAGGAATACCTCGAATGAGATATCAGTGCTGGTGTTATAATTGCTTAAAACACATTAAAGATGAGAACGATGATAACCATTTGCCAGTGACTGCGTATACATTTATTGTATGTCCTGATTGTGGTAACAAGCGTTGTCCAAAATCAACAGATCATGCATTGCAGTGTACTAATAGTAATGAACCTGGACAAGAAGGAAGCAGATATAAATGAAAGTAGCAATCATCATGGGACGCGGCATCGAAGGATGTGGCGTTACTAAATTCACGGTTGAACAAACTAAATGGATGGCCAAGAATGGTCATGACTTCGTTGTGTTCTCCTCAAAAGATAAGTCATGGACTCGTAAGAATGCTCATGATGTTTCAAATGTAGTTCAACTTAAGCTTGCAAAAGCTGAGGAAACTAATAAGATGATTGAAGGTTGTAACAAAGCCGATGTAGTTATCATCAATAGTCTTCCTTCGTTAAGTCATCCTGAAGCAGCAATTGAACAATTCAAACGTGCACTAAATGAAATCGTAAAGCCAATTGTATTGGTTCAACACGATCACTCAGCATTGTCTATCAAGCGTAATGCTGCTATTAAAGAAGCAGTTGAGAGAGCAAACATCCTATTTGGTCATAGCCGAACCAACGACTTTGCAAAGTATGTTACTGAAGTCACTGGCGGAGGAGGTCTGGCTGGATTCTTCGGTGGTGATGAATCGAAAACAATTCTAAACTTTCAGCCAGGAATAGACTTTGATGCAGTACGTGAAAAGTACTGGATTGATATCGATCGAACAAAACCACAGATGCATAAGTGGATTGGACGTACCACAAGCTGGAAAGGCTATGTGCAGATGTTCAAGTTTCACAATGAGTTCCTTCGTCCTAATGGTTACATCACTACTTTTGAAGGTATTGAAAAGTCTCCAGCATACTTGGGATTCCGTGAGCTATCCGAGTTCCACGGCATGATCGATAAGGACATCAATACGATCAACCTTGAAAAAGATCAGCCAGCATATGTGTTTGGTCCATACGTAAACGAGCAAATGCTGTATCGTATGGCAGTAACTGGATTCGGTTATCAGTTGTCTATTCTTGATGAACGCTTTATTGAACGTTCTATTGAGTATACGCACTGTGAACTTGCAGCTGTTGGTGTAGTACCTGTCTTCCGTAAGTTATATGGTGAGCGTTGTACTCATCGTAAGTTTGGCGATAAGCTAATCAATTGTAAAGACACAGGTACGATTTGGCTTGATGATAACGACATGCAACCGGCTCTAGATCTGGTGAATAAATTATCTAAGGACTCCGTAATGCGGGATGAATACCGTGAAATGGCGTTTGAATTTTATAAACAACATCAAGATTCTCAGTACACTTTTGCTGAGATGATGAAACAGATTGAAGATAATTTATGACATTAAAGCATGCATCTATTGTGCCACTAATCGGAGGAGAAACTCTTGGACAAATGGCAGCCTTTGGTACGAAACCTGATTACTTACTTTCGTACACACCCTTCTCTAATAATGATTCACACTTGGTTAATCACCTTAAAGACGTTCCTTACATCTTACTCGACCAAGGCGGAAAACATCCTGGGTATGTTGATATTGTTAATGCTGTGTGTCCTTGTGCTGGTCTCAGCTCTCTTTCTCCAAGCGCGAACTCAGAAGCTGCTGTCAATGATTGGATGATGATCACTGCAAAGTATGTACTCGAGGAAATGAAACCTCAAGTATTTTGGGGAGAGAATGCTCCACGATTTGCAGGTGAGATGGGAAGACCTATTGTAAATAAGCTGCGTAAACTCGGCAAAGAGAATGGATACACTATGTCCATTTATAGAACTAAGTCTCTATTGCACGGTCTTCCTCAGGTGCGTGAAAGAAGTTTCTACTTCTTTTGGAAAGGCGATAAAGTTCCTATCTTTAATTACTTTGATCGTGCTCATACTAAGATTGAAGATCTTCTAGCAGGAGTGAGTAAGACTGCATCACAGAATGATGTAACGAATAAGAAGATTCCAAGTAAGGATGATCCATACTATCGTTATGTTTTAGAAGTGATGGAAGGAAAGACTCACTCAGAGTTTCAAGCTAGTTTGACTAAGTCTACTGACGCAATGCATTGGATTGAAACTAATGGTCACACTTATCGTCAAGTTAAAGAGTTCTTTGCAAAAGAAGGCTATGAAAAACTAGCTTCAAAGATGGACGGAATCCAAGATAAGTTAGATGCAGGTGGAAACATCATGAGACGTGCCTCATATATTCCCAAGGATTATATTGGAGCTTTTGTTGGACATCTTCCAGTGTCTATGACTCATCCCACCGAAGATAGATACCTCACATATCGTGAATGTATGACTATCATGGGTCTTCCTGAAGACTTCCAACTCTTGAATCCGGCAAGAAATCTAAATCACGTATGTCAAAACGTTCCAGTTACTACTGCAACTGACATGGCAATGGAGATTAAAGCAGTACTTGAGGGCAAAAGAGATATGGTAATGGCACCATTAATGTATCACTTCAATAACTCTAAGACCCAGAGAATAGAAGACGACGAACCAGCAAATACTCTAGAATCCTTCCTATAAACATCGCCCTTCGGGGCGATTTTAGTTTATAAATATAATATTGCACTATATTGGAGAATTGTAATGGCTGGAGAATCCGCTGAAAGACAGGAGAACGGAATAGTTAGTTCTATTACTGCTGCGGTGCGCGCAAATAAAAATAATCCTATAACAGTTGTTGCTGGAAAAACAAAGATTCCTGGTGTAACAAAAGCTTATAAGTTTACTGGAAGACAACAGGGCGGTTCAGAGCCATACATTGATGTTATATTTGAAACTATAGACAAGAAGAAACTTGGTCTTTCTTGTAAAGGTAAGTCTGCTCCATCATTAGCAGGAGGTGGATTGTCTGGTTTAGAATTAGCAGTACCAGGTATTGCTAAAAAATTCATGAAAGCAGCTTTCGATCATCTTTTAAAAAAGTTAAAGCTTAATCCAGGTGATAAAGTTCCAGACGTTTATGGAAAAATTGGCTCTAACGATAAGATAAAGATCGTCGTTGGAAATGTTAAAATGGGTGGTCCTATTGATTATATGTTTGTTGGTATTATGGATGTAAAAGCTAAATACGATAAAGATAAAAATGAATTAACATTTAGTGATACTGAAATTACTCCTGCAAAAAAGTATGCCCAGACACACGAACTTTACTTTAGACTTAGAGCACGAAGAGAAGATCAAAGATTTGATCCTACATCTAAAGATAAAGATGGATCTCCTAAAATCTATGGAAAAAGTCCTAGCAGAGGAGATTCTGCAGGTCGTATCGTTGTACAAGATAAAGTACCAAATAACGCGGTAATAGTTAATATATGAAATCATTAAAAACGTTCATCGTTGAAGAAAAGAATACTCATATGGAGCACGTTGAAGATTTGGTCTTCAACGAAGGTGTGAATGGTACGCGCAAAGCTATTAATTTTCTTCGTTCATTAAGAGATATGTTAGCAGGTCATGCAAAATCTTCTATTACTTCTACAGTAAAATGGGATGGTGCACCTGCTATTTTTGCAGGCGTCGATCCACGCGATGGAAAGTTCTTCGTTGCAAAGAAGGGTGTATTTAATAAAGAGCCAAAGGTTTATAAAACATCAGCTGAAGTAGATGCAGATACATCAGGTGATCTAGCTGCTAAGTTGAAAGTAGCCTTAAGAGAATTCTCAAAGCTTGGTGTCAAGTCTGGTGTTTATCAAGGTGATCTAATGTTCACTGATGATAAGAAAGTAGAAGTAATTGATGGAGAGAAGTATATTACTTTCCATCCTAATACGATTGTATATGCTGTACCATATGATTCTGAACTTGGAAAGAAGATTCGTTCTGCTAAGATCGGAGTTGTTTGGCATACCACATACGAAGGTGATTCATTTGAAAGTATGAGAGCATCATTTGGTAAAACTATCGTCGATAAGTTTAACAATGTTCCAAGTATTTGGATGGATGATGCAAACTATAAAGATTATTCTGGTACTGCTACCTTTACAGCCCAAGAGACTAAGAAGGTAACTGATGTGTTGTCTCGCGCTGGTACTCTTTTCAATTCAATCAGCGCTCAAACTCTTAACGGGATTAGCAACGATGAAGACCTCTTACTTGCAGTTAAAACTTTTAAC